CTTGAAGCAATGAGAGATGGGAGTTGGCGAGAAAAAGAGGTTATGGTTGCCCAAGAAAGGGGGGTACGGTGTCCTTTTTGCGATAAGGAACTAGTTGAGATGGAGCGAGATACATGGGTTTATGTCCAATTCCCTGCTGTTTTTGTAGAAGAGCCTGAATGTAATTCTCCATATTTTAGTAGTGCGTATTTGAACTATTGGATTCCACTAGAAGAGTTTAAGCGGATGTTGAAGGAGCTTAAATAACCGTGTCGCAGAAGGGAAATTATGTAAACTAGGAGGTGAAGATGGGATTTGTATATAAAAATTGCCCTGTATGTAGTGGTCAAATCGTCTTGGGTTCTGATGGTTCTATGTGGGAGAGCTTTTGTGTTTGTGAAATGAATCTTCAGTATGAACAACAGGAATTTGAAAGGATGCAAAAAGAGAAAGAGAGGGAAGAAGAGGAGGAATGAATGAGGGAGATAATTGAATGTCCTATATATTGCCATCCATGCCATGATTTAACTGAGGCAAAAGAAAAGTTGGATAAATTGACTGTTTCCCATCAAACTGTTTTAAAGCTATGGGGACTTGATAAAAAATGCCTTTGTATAATTACGGAAGGAAAAAGAGGGTGGGAAATTTATACTTCTGATGGAAAATGCTTACTTGTTACATTGCCCTATATGACCAGTATCGCATAAGGAATATGTCAACTAAGGAGGCAAAAATGACACAAGAAGAAATGAAAGCCTGGATTGATAAAGCCCCATACCAGGCCCTACTTGAAAAGTGGCGATTTGCCCCAAGCGGAAGCCCCTGGTTCCAAGGAGAAGTGGGGACATATTTCGAGAAGATTATGAGAAAAAAGAAAGAAGAGGTAGGGGAAGAGGCAGCCGTCAGGGCCAGCAAAAATATAGGCTGGGGCCGATGAGCATAAAATATGACTCAAGAAAAGAGTGCAGGCGTTTTAATGATGGATTTTGGAAGTGGTTGTTCTCTGCATACTGGAGCGTGAGTAAGTGGGGGGATCGTGAGTGGGGCATAAGAATCTTTGGAGTGGTTGTTGACAATGAACCTAAAGGGGGAACGGTATGAATGAATTGTCAGAATTAATTAAGCGATTAATCCCACCTACGAGAAGCAAGGAGTATGCTTATAAGATGGGGAAAGACTGCGCTAAGAATGGAGCAAACACTACCAACTGTCACTTCTCGATTTTCTCATCTAAGGAAAATACAGACGCTTGGGAGAGAGGCAAGAATGGTCGAGTCTTGCTGTAAAGAGTGTGGAGGAGAAGTTATTTTAATTGAAGGTTGGTCGCTTGAAGCTGCTGGATATGGTTATGGCACTTTTAAATGTTTAGAATGTGGAAAAGAATCAAGTTATTATGGCGAAGGATTAATAACGAAGGAGAAAAGGAAGAATAAAAAGGAGCAATAAAATGCAAACCAAAACTTACAAAGAGATCCCATTATTTAGGATCTCATCGAATCCTAATAATCCCAGGAAGAATTTCTCCGGGCCCCAATTTGAGGAGCTCATTGAGTCAATCCGGCAAAAAGGCGTTATTGAACCTATTATCGTCCGCTCGAGATCTGGCAAGAATACCAGTTACGAAGTAGTCGCCGGGGAACGTCGCCTTAGAGCTGCTTGCCTTGTCTCCGAGAATAAAAATGTCCAGTCCAAGATCCCTGCGATTATAAGAGAGCTCACAGATGATGAGGCCTTCGACTTTATGGTCATCGAGAACCTGCAGCGTGAGGATCTGACCCCATTTGAGGAGGCCCAGAGTTACAAGCAATATTTTGAGAAGAAAGGAAAAGGATCCATTCCGGAGCTGGCAACCAGGATCGGAAAGAGTGCCGGCTATATCCGGAGAAAGATTGCGGTCCTCTCACTCCCGGGGGATATCCTCAAGGCCTGGGAAAAAGAAAAGGTCTCCTTCAGCCATCTCGAGCAGCTGCGGAGATTAAAGAGCAAGCAAGCCCTAAAGGAAGCCTTCGATTATGCTACGGGAGCAAGGTTCGGAATGGGAGACGACGGGGTGGCCTCGAAGCGCCAGCTGAAAGAGCATATAGACAACGCGGCGCCCTCGCTCAAGGATGCGCTTTTCGACCTTGAAAAGCAGGGCTGCACAACTTGTGGCCAGAATTCAGACGTCCAGCAGGAGCTCTGGGAGATCGGCGGGATGGAGGGGATCCATTGTCTAGATAAAAAATGCTTTAAGCAGAAGCAGAATAACTTCCTCCAGGCCAACTGGAAGCAATCAAAATACCGGAAGCGCCACGGCACCACTGGATTCCGGTTCCGGGAAGATCTCCAATGGGGAGGATTCTTTAGCTTTGAATATAGAAATAAGCCGATTAAAAAATGTAAAGAATGTCCTAAGTTTGTGACGCTCCTGCACGTTGACGGGAGGATAGAAACGGGCCAGGTTTGTATCGGTGAGGAGAAATGCTTTGAGACGGTCCAGCGGTCGAGTAGAGCAACGGACGCGGCGGTAGAAAGAGAAGAAAGAAAGGAACCGGAAGGCCCGCGAGTGGCCTGGCATGGTGAATACTTCCGGGAAGAGTTCTTGAAAAAGAGGCTCCCGGAGCGCTATCAGGAATTCAATCAAAACCATCTAAAAATGGCGCGGATGGCGTTCTTCGCCTTCGTCAAATCGGATAACGAGATCCTCAGTTTCATGGCCAAGATAATCAAACTTAAAGAACACTACGAAGACAAGAAGCTATTCGAACGGATCGCGAAAATGGAGCTGGACGAGATCCAGGAGCTCACACAGAAATGCGCACTCAAAGTCATTATGAGACATTGGCCAGTAACTTGTGAGGGCCGGCTGGCTGCAGCTGCGCACCTGGGGATTGATTTGGCAAAGGAATTTGCCGTCACTCAAGACTATCTGGAGCACAAGACGATCGGGGAAATGCTCGAGTTCGGAGAGAAGTCCGGGATCTTTAAGAGCAAGATGGTCCAGGACTACTTGATCAAAACTCTCAAAAAGAAACCCGGGAGATTCGATAGCTGCAAGAAGACGGAGCTCATCGATGTCTTCCTGGAATCTGGAGTGAACCTTGTTGGCAAAGTCCCGGATGAGATCATACCGAAGAAGAAATAAAAATCAATATATTGTGGTGTAAGCGCAGGGATCCACTTAGCTCGGAGAGTATTCACCACAACATATGGTGGAGGCTTAAATAGAAAACAAGATCTCTTTGACTATCCCGGGTGAACCAAAAGCAAAGCAAAGGCCTAAGTGGTTTAAGCATGGGACCTACACTCCTGAAAAAACAGTAAGCTATGAATCCTATATAAAGCAATTATTCGCAACTAAGTATCCCACCTTTATGCCAATTGGATCTCCGGTGACACTCCACATCTGGGCAGGACTCTTGATACCTAAGTCAGCAAGCAAGAAGAAGCTGGGTATGATGAAGCTGGGGATATTAGAGCCGGAAAAGAAACCAGACATGGACAATATTTTAAAGACCGTGATGGACGCTCTTGAGAAATTAGCCTATAACAATGACAGCCAAATTTGCCACCTTGTTTTAGATAAGGAATATTCAGAAAGGCCAAGGCTGGAGATAACTATTTCTTGGTAAACTTCCTACCCTCATGGGCAGCATACAGGGCCCGCTGGTGAGCGATTGCCATCTCCCTGCTTGTTGAGCACCCACGATTTTTACCATCATCATCATACACACACCAGGGCTTATTCTTTGGGCCAGTTTTGCGAATATGGTATGGCATCTATTTCCTCCTCTCTAATTTGTCTAGCCGATCATCGAGCTTTTTAATCTCGTCTTCTCTCTTCTCGTTCCATTTTTCTTGAGTGTCTTTAAAATCCTTTACTTGTTGGCAGAGTTTCGCGAGAGTTATGGAGTTCGGGTTATTTCTCTTGCTTATTTTTTTTATTAAAGGACGAACAACATCTCTTATAATTGTGTATAATATGAGAAGCAAAACCCCTTCAGTTCCAATGTTGCTTATGTTCATTATGATGCTCCCGCAACATATCCAAGCCCAAAAAAAACCGCGCTGTATAGGATATTTTTTAAGCTAAGCTTTAAGCCCGCTTTTCTAATTAGCTTGTCAGCCTCTTTGCCGGTTTCTTCTGCAATCTCATCGTAGGCTTCTTCTGCTGCAAGCTGTTCTTCCAGGCCCTTTCTTATGCTATGCTCATTTAGGTATTTCTCATACTGCTTAAAAGCTATGGAGGCCCAAAAGTTTCTTTGTTTTATTATCTTATCCTTCTCTGCCCTTTCGTTAAAGAATCTATCTTCCCATTGTTTTAAGAGGAGATCTTTATTAGCAATAATAAGAGTCGGGTCAGTAAGCGTTTCGCCTTCTTTTTTAAGGTCATAAATAATCTGAGCTTTTTCCTCATCTCTCTTTTGACTCTCGAGTATTTCCTTATCTAATTTTAAGTTCTCCTGCTTTAATTCCTTTATTCCTTTTTCTAGCTGCTCAGTATTTTCATCGGTTGCCTTGGTCTTTTCTACGAGAACGTCCTTACTCTTTTTCAACTCCTTCTTTGCTGCTGCTAATTCTCCCTTGAGTTTCTGATACCTTGCATCGGACCGGGGGCAAGCTCTCTCGACAATAAATATGGCCAGCACAAGAATGACGATACCAAAAATTACCGGTTTTATGTAGCTTTTCATTAATCACCAGCCCTAAATTTCTCATGTTTTTCAAACAGCCTCTTGCCTCCTACGCCTAAGAAGCCAAACGTCCAAACGCCAGCAAATTCAATGAACGGATATTCAGCAACAACCGCTTTGATGATAGATGCAAGGATGATCCCCAGGGCCCAGAAAACATAAGCCTTTTCAGTATTTAATTTTTTAATCATGCCACCTTGCTCCTTTCCTCCATTTCTCATCTATCCTTGGATAAATGAAATAGCCAACATCGATGTGAATAAAACTGCCAATTTCCTTATAAATCCCGATCCTTAGGACTGGTGCGGTTTTCTTAATAACCCTTGCCAGCTTATCCACTTCTTCTGGATTACAATCTAAATCTAAAGCTAATCCGAATAAATGGATACTATAGGCAAGCCCTCGCTCTGCCCTGTTTCTTTCCGGGCAACGATAGCCAGAGCTAATAGGAATGGGTTTACTCCATGCTTCACGAATATCATGGAAGTATTTAAAAAGCATCAAGAATGGAGCCCCCATCTCTGGCTCATTTTCTTCCGTAAATAAGTCAACCGGCAGCTTCTTGCAACACTTACAGCGATACTCGCTTTCAAGAATGAATGGAGCTATATATCGATCTTTATTTTTCATTGTTCTTTTTTCCATTTGCTTATTAAAATTCTCAATCTTTTTAGGAATCTTTCCGACCACAATCCAGGGATCCTTCTCCCCAATCGTTCCAGTCCTTTCCTCTCTTCCTTATCTGTCTCTAAATATTTTGTCCAGAATACAGTAGCCCTTGCTTCCGGGGGCATTTCAGCTAAGTTTAACCACCATGCTCTATCTGGAATGTCATAGACAATGCCATAATTCTTGAACCAACTAACAAGTCTCTTTCTATCTTCAACCGGCTGTTTTCTTATAAAGACTTTAATTTCACTGAGAACAGATCTATCTTTTATTTTTTCATCTTTAAGTTTTCTGTAATATCTGTTGGCCATCTCGTTGAGCTCTCTCTTTTGCTTGAGTTTCCTCGTTGATTCTTCCGTCTTTGCCTTTTCCAGTTGCTTTAGCTCTGTCTCTGAATATGCTGGGGTAGCTTTAAAAACTCTCTTTATAAGCGGAAGTCTTGTTACCATTTCCGTTGTTGTTTTTCTCTTATCTTTTTCAGGCAGGTCTTTCATAGCAAGGCTGAAGCCAGCGCTAACAAGACTTGTATAAACATTTCCCCGAGTAAAAACTTGGCTTAGAGAATACCCTAATCTGTCCGGAGACCATCCCGTTATGTCCCCTGCTTCTACCAATGCCGGGTGAGTGTATATCGTGTATTCTTCTCGAGGGGTTACTTTCTCTCCTCTCCAGATGTCTTTACGAAGCCAAAAATCTTTGTTGGCCATATATCCCATCATTCCATCTAGCGAAGGAGGCAAGAGTTGATCTGGTATTAGAGGAAGAAAATCTTGAATAGATTGTGTGACCTGGTCCGCATCGACCTCATCGCCCAATGCCTTTGCCATTAGGTTCTCAAACATAGTGCAGACAACTCTTTGTCCCTGGTCTTTAGCTATCTTAAAATACAGGTATCTTTCATTTTGATTTTTGTCTTTAAAACTCCAGGGCGTAGTGATGCAAAAATTATTAACCTTTTCTCTATCGGGTATGCTGTCCCAACATTCTTTATTGAAGTATCTATTTGCTAAATATACGCCACTAGCCAATGCTGCCAGTTGAGCAAATTTCCATAATGTCTGATAGGGCCTATCTGCCAAGGCCCTGAAGATCCCTCTTGTCCCCTGCACGGCTGCGTTAAGATATGGTATGCCTGAATCCAGAGCCTTCAATACATTTCCACCCTGGCTGAAGTCAAGATAATTCCTTGCAATCCATGTTGCCTCATGTGGTGACTTGCCCTGCCTCAATGCTCTTTCCCGGAGAGCTAACCTTGTCCAAATTTCTGATGTTTCACCAGCATAGCCCATGACCTTTTGTGCCATCATTATTTTTTCATTTGCATCTTTAAATGGTTTCCCTTGATGGGTTAGGAATGTCATCATCCCACCTTCATCTACATAATCAATAAATCTTCCCTTCCTTAAAAACACATCTCCTTTTGTCGCCTCTAAATCCTTGCCCATCTGTGCAAGAAACTTAGGGAAAAAACTTGAATACTCAGATGTTACGATCCAAACATGGCCGATGTCTCTAGGAAAATTAGTCAATGCAAAGCCGGGGTTTAGTCCTGTGGCCATGGGTTTCAAAAATCTACTTCCAGATATCCATCCGATTATATTTGCCATCTGTTCATTTATTAGCGGATCTCGAGTCAGCCACTCTTTAGCGTATTCGTCAGGCATTATCATTTCTTTTGTCTTACCCTCAATCATAGCCTTTATTTTTGTATGGCCTGCCGGTGCTTCCTGATAGATAGGCTTCCCCTCTTTTGTTGTCTTGTATACTTTAGCCAGTTTAAATATTCCATTATCAGGAATTTCTTTAGCGAGGTCATATGCTGCCTTATTTGCCCTGTTCCTGAAGATCCTTGCTTGTGTCCTCGAGATAACGGTTGAGAGAAGTGCCCTTGAGTTTGTCTCCATCACCTGTTGGCTTCCTTCATCCAGAGCCTTTATTCCGCTATCAGGGACCGTTATTGTTTTTCCGCCTATGATATAAGTTCTTTCTGGGTCAATATGCTGAATAAATCGTCTTGGTGAATAGACTCCTTTACTTTTTAAATTCTGATATGTTTGTTCATCGAGGAAGCCTTCGGATTTTGAATCGTCCAGGACCTTCTCCATCTCCTTGAAATAAAGATCTGCCCTTTCATTTATCTCTTTCGGTATTGTCTTTAGAAATTCAGCGTGCTGTTCTCCAGTCAGTCCATGTGGATGCCTTATTCCCTTTGCTAGCAACTTATCTTTTTCTTTTTTTACTTTTTCAAGTTCTCTCTCCGCTTTTTCTCTTGCCCTGCCTCCCCATCTTTCTATTCTCTCTGCCAGTATTTTCTCTTTTGCCTCTAAAGCATTAACCGCGTCTTCATCAACTTTCCTGTATTCAGATATGGCGACTGTCCTCCTTGACTGTATCGCTCTATTAAGCAAGTCTTCATCTGCCTTAGAAATTTTTGAGTATATTTTTTTAGAAGCTTCTTCAAGCAATCTCTCTGCCTTTGAGTTTGCGCCGGCAATTAGATCGTGATGGATTGCAGCCTCTTTGCCTAAAGGACCCATATCCTTAATTAAGTCCCTTTTTACATTTCCGCTTGTGTCAATGAGAGCACGCTTGGCTCCTCTAAATGCCTTTTTAAAGCTGGGCTTTCTTTTCTCTGCCAATAGCCTTTCGCTTTCCAGATACATCCATTCGACCTTGCCTTTATCAGTCTTTTGCAGCTCGCCCTTGAGCTCTTCCAGCTGCACTCTCTTTTTTGTTTTAGTCCTTTCTCTGATCCTTGCTATTGCCTCCTTGACTTCTTTCGTAAGAGGATAGCCAGAGTAAAGCTCCCAATCTTCTTTGGGAACTTTCTTGACATCAGTTATCACTTCCTTCATGTATTTTTCTATTTCTGAAGGAGAGAGACGTTCTCCCCATTTTCCCTTATAAGTCGCGCCAACTTTTAGTTTATCTTCTATTCCTAATTGTCTTGCATGTTTTTTAATTCTATCAATCCTGTCAGCTGTCAACTCACCGAGCTCCTCCATTTCTCCCGTAGGAGTTTTTACTGATACTTTTGCAAGGTCTATTCTTTCCGGGGCTTTTTCTATCTCAGGTTCAGGGGGTTCGGATTTCTTTGGTAGCTTTTTTTCCTTATACATTTCTCTTTCTTTCAAAAACTCTTTCTGTTCTGCCGTTAATTCCTTGCCTTCTTTTAATGCCTTCTCTATGGCTTTTGCCATAGGAGTATATCGTTTAAGCTCTACTGGCTCCTTACCTTTAGCAAGCTCAATAGCCTTCTCATTTATAATCTTTGTTAGAATCGTTTTTTCTTCTGGCGTAGCAGTTTTTCTTAAAACCACTAATTCCTTCATAGGCTTGCCTTCTAAGTGCGCTCTCATAGTGGCTTCTAATGTCGGCTCTGGGATGAGTGGCTCAGGCTTTTTTTCTTCTTGCTTGCTTATGTTTTTATCAAGGATTCTCTTTTCTTTTTCTACCCTGTCAATGCGTGAGTCGATTTCATTTGCCGCATAATATTTCTTTTCTTCTCTCAGTCCTCTTGCCTCACCTTTTAATTCTTCTATGTAATCTCCAATATCTTTACTTATTTCCTTTTGCGTTGCTAAAGGTTTGCCCATTGCTTGTTCCAGGTATCTTGTTTCCTCTCTTTTTTCAGCTTCAACTTCTTTAAATTCCTCATATTCTTCCCCTACTCTTTCTTCCTCTGCTAGCGCGGGCTCTTTTCTTGCTGGTAGTTTTTTTCGAGCAGCAAGTATGTCGTAAAGATCTACATCTCCTTCTATATTTGGATATTTATGAATTAATAATTGTGCTGCTATATCCATCGCTTTAGCATCAGGATCCTGCTCTGCTCCTATCATCCTTAGTGGGAGAATTTTTTGTAATTCAGAACGAGAGTAATCAGGATTAGGTTTTATCTTTCCTACTAAGTCATTAATATCCTGAAGTAACTCATCTTTATACTTAAAGGGCTTTATCTCTTTTCCTACTTTTTTAGCTTTTGGTTTTCCTAAAACTTCCTTACCTTTAGACTCGAAATATGCTGCTATCTCGCTTGCGGTTGCAATCTCCTCGTTTCCTTCCGCATACTTAGCTAGGTCTTTCCAAAGAACTCTGGGATGCTGCTCAAAAATAGCCCAGAGGCTTTCCAGCATATCCTTTTTCTCATAAAGAATTGGCGATGGTTCTACTGCAGTAGGCTTTGTCCAGGTTACATCAACGGATCCATCAGCCTTGGGGTTTATGTTTACTGTTGTTTCTGGTGGCTTCGGCTCTACCTCTCTATACATAGCGGCTAATCTCTCTGCCTCCGGAGTTTCGGGAGCAAAGATGGTTCCTCTTTCTGTGCCTATCCTTGTTGCGGGAGCCATCAATCTTGGCGCAACCCTCGGCACCGCTTCAGGTTTAATTGCAGTTTCCGGAGCTGCTGCCACCTCACCTATTCCCCTCATGAGAGGAGACCTCATTGTCCTTGTGCTTTTCATCATGGTTTGTATTTCTTGCTCCAAGGTCCTAAACTTGCTTATATCTCCCGCTGAATCCGCTACCGCCTTGCGCCATACTCCAACGAGGTCTTTTGGATATCCGATCTTCTCTGCATAATTAAGTGCTCTTTCCATATTGCTTTTAAAAGCCTCAAACTTTATCTTCTTAGCAGCAATAGCAGCCAAGATCATATCAGCTGCACCTTCCCCTATCGAAGCCCCGGTTCTTAACCATTCAGGAGCATCTTCGGGGATAAGCTCCGATAGTTGCCTGCTCGCAAGAGGGTCATACTTTGAGCTTTCTGCAACAGAGACCGTTACATTTTTAAGTTGGATCAATGCTTCAAATATAGCAATAATCCCGGGCGCGCCAGCAAAGGCAGTAAGCCAAAGTGGTAGTCTTTTAGCTATTACATCTGCATAGTAATTGACTTTTGGATCCTTAAAGATTCCGGCTGCTTCTTTCTTGACTTCAGGAGGATACAGCCAAAGATACTTCCTGAGTTTTTCTCCTGTTTCATATCCTCTTTTTTCTTCGGCAGTCAACGCTCTTAATGTAGGTTCTTCAGGAGCCATCTCTGGCCTGCGCTTGGCTAATTCTTCTTCTCTCCTTTCAGTCTCGAGCCTGGATTCAACTCCCTTCTCTAACATCATTTTTGCTTGAGTATATGCAGGTCCACCCATTTCTAAACGAGGTAGAATTTTCTCTCCCAAGCCTTTGATTCTTTCAAAGATTGAAGGCTCAACTTCTGGTTCAGGCAATTCCGGTTCTAGTATTTCAGGCTCCTCTTTAGATGCCTTCCTCATTAAGGATAAGAGATCTTCCTTTTCTTCCGGCTTAGAAGCCTGGCTCATTAACTCAAGAATATCTTGCATTTTATAAATTTAGCCTGATATATTGATACTCTGCCTCTGTTAATTTATATTCTTTCATGAATTGTTCTTTATACTTTTCCATCCCTATAGCGGTTATTTTATTTGTTCTCAATTTGACTATGATTCCATCACATTTCTTCTTGTCTAAATCCCCTAAAAGTTGATCGAGAACGTTCAGTTGATTTTGTCTCATTTCACCAATTTGCGTTTTTAAATTCTCAGCCTTTGGGTCGTCTTCTGTTAAGCCCATTTCTTCTTCAAGCGACTCTAGATCATCCACAAAAACTTTCTCTTTCTTCGCGAAGAATTTTAATTGGTCTCCAAGCTGTTTTTTAGTTTTCCCATTCTTTTTTACACCTAATTCTGCCCAGCCAAGTTCTGTCTTTTCTCTTGTTACTTCTCTCGCCTCACGACCAGCTCTTGTTTTCCCAATTTCTTTAAGTAAATCCATAGCACGTTCAGATCCTAAAAGCTGTGTCGCTATCCCCATCTTTTCAGCAGGAAGATACTTGCCTGCCTCCAGTGCTCCTGCTTGATCGACCATTGTTTCTGTATAAGGCCTAACTGCTTCTCCATATTGTTCAGGCGAGACTTCTGGCAAGGGAACTGGGATTCCAAGTTCAGAAGCCCTCCTTCTTCCTGCCATAGCCGGTCTATCTAATCCTTCAGTCCCCTTTAGAGCTGAAGCTAAGAATTTAAGCATGCTTGCATAATCATACTGCTCTGCCCTTCCCCTCTTCTCCATTTCCTCTAATGCTCCATATTCTTGAAGCCTTTTATTTAGATACATCTGCAACAATTTTCTCTGTTGATCAAGCTGCATCTTTTGCTTGGCAAAATAAGGGAGAAACTCATTTAGGAATCTTAATGTTGGTTCAAGATCTATGGCCACTTTATCCTCCTAGAAAGTCCTTGCTGGCGGTAAAGGCGATTCTCCTATTGTCGTTGTTGGTCCTCCCTTTCCAGATGTTAAGATATACATTAACCAAGGCAACCAGTTCATGCCTCCTCCAGTTTGAAATCCTGCTTGAGTTTGTATACCCTGTCCATAAGGGCCGAGATATTGACCTGCACCACCCATGGTAAGACCCAGATAACTCAAAAGCTGATCTAGCGAAGCTCTGGCCTCACCTCTTCGGCCGGCACTAAACATTTCAGGCATCTGTTCTGTTTGCATGAGCGTGCCAAGTAAGCCCTGAGCTCCTCCTGTAGTCGTCATAAGTGCATTAAGTCTGTTTTGTATTTCCTCAACACCAAACCCTTTCCGCACATCTGCGACTTGTTCTGATGTATATCTTCTTTCTTTCTCTTCCTCTTCAAATTCCGCCCCCGTTCCGAGCAAACCCATTCTCGATAGACCCATTCTTTTAGCCTCTATCCTGCCTCTCTCTCCAGCTTTTACTCCTCTTGTCGTGTAGCTGATGATTGCTTCCATCTCTTCAGGAGTCAGGCCTTTAGGATACTTGAGCAGATAATCATATCTTTCCCTTAATCCTGGGATTAGTTTTGAAAGTTCTGGAGACCATTGAAATGCTCCGTTTGGCATATTATCCTCCTTCCCCGGGCCAGCCAAATCCCTGGTATTGGCCCATTTGAGTTTTCAGGGCTTGCAAAATCATAGGGTTAATTTCCCGGCCCTGTTGAGACCAGAATTGAAACTCAGGCTTTATCAGATCCAAATACTCTTGAATCATCCTTTCTCGCTTCTTCGCCTGGCTCTCACCAAAAAGACCTGAGAAGATGGTTGATCCTAATATAAGTGCAATAGTTCCTGCGTCCATTTTATTTACCTCCTATTACTTCTTATTTTCCTCCGCTTCGTGCGGATCCAGAATTTGCCATGCCTGCCCTACCGTTAAGGCCGGGTAGTCCTTTCCAATCAATTTCTTCAACAACTTGATCTGCTCATCATCGATATCTACGAGGCCATCTCCATTGTAAATTTTTGTGGCCAACATGAATCTCTTCGCCTTTTCTTCACCCTCGAGCTGGAGTGGTTTTTTGATTTGATGCTTGCATTGAGGGCAGACGATCTCATCTGTGCCGGTATTTAAAAGAACGCTCACACAGAGCTTCTTTAGTGTAAACGGCGGGTACTTCTTCGTGATTTTGTTTTTATCTTTTGGATCAACCTCATCAGGATGTTCCGGGATAACCTTCCCGGCCAGGGTCTTGAATTGGTAGTGAAAGTCTATCTTCATAATTGTCTCCTTTGTTTTTCCTCTTTATGCAACATAATGTAACGACCAAACTTTGACATATTTTATGTCGAAAACATTTCCCGAATAAATATCCCTTGTGTTGAAATTCAACTTATCGAATTTATCGCCAGCGTTCATCGCAGTCCTATTCTGCTCAAAAGCTCCGTCAACCCACCACACAGTATAATTTCCTAATCTGTCGAAAAAATTTCTCACGATATACCAGGTATCAACAACTGCATCAACGAGCTTGGCAGTTATATTACCCGAACTTCTATACCAAATATCGTTGCTGTCTCCCCTGAAATATGCACCCTGCTCCGTAGCCGCTATGTCTTTGTCTTGGATATTAAAATATCCTCTAGAACTAGCAGCTAGAGCACTGACCCTTACCTTCCACTCAACGATTCCCACTAGAACCTCTGCACTAATAGCTGGAGTCATTGTCAAACTAGCTATACAAGCATTTACCGCACTCTGGTCGTTGAGCCTTAACATTTTTCCACCACTTGGGTCTGTTACAATTTCTGCTGTGCAGCCAGCTCCGCTCCCATTAACCCATGTTCCCCAATACGAATAATCACCTTTGCCATTTATATCGCCCAGAGCGAGATCGTTAAACCCAGAATCGAAAATTAAGACCGGTCCTTGTGCACCATCGCCAGCGACAGCAAACTCTAGACCGTCTTCGGTTGCTTTGACTTTACAAAACTTTCCAGCCTGGTCGACATAATCTTCAGGAGTATCGGTCAGATCAGGAAATGTTGAGTTCCCAGTGCCAGCAACCCATTCTACACCGGCATCTGCAGCCTTCACTCTCGCATACTTACCAGCCTGCCCAGTGATTGAATCGACGTCTTCTAAATCGGAAATATCTGCACCAAAAACAAGTGCATTAGGTGTGGCATTTACTTTGACTATTTTGTTTCCTGCCTCTGTATAATTGGCCGGGGTATCTATCAATCCAAGAAATGTTGTAGCGCCGTTTCCTCCTGCAGGAACAGCCCAGGTTCCGTCTGCTCTTAAAAAATTTATTTCCCCACCACCTAATTTCATTAAGAGTCCATGCTTTACAGTTGAGGCGTTTAAGTCTACATTGTCGTCAGGGGAAGCGAGGTCGTCCAGCTTGATTGCATCTCCTCCGGCTAAGAGATGTTCTGCGGCATGTAACTGGGGATGATGTTGACCTGAGACCACTTCAGTCAACTCGCCATGAGCGTGAGAATGGGCTTGGGGATGGTGCTGGTCTGAGGTAATATTAGCTAAATCAACATGATCGGCGCCTTTAGTTAATACACCATCAACCGCTTTCAAAACTCCTGAGAAGTCGGAGAGCGTTAATCCCGCAAGAGTCATATGAGCCGTTGTTCTCAGGTCTTGATTAAAGCCTATAACGATTCCAGTTGAGGTTCTGAAAAATGGAATGACGTTTCCAATTTCTGCCAAAGAAACATCGTCAACGTAATAAGAAATAGCACCACCAGCACCATGACCTTTATAAAAGCGGATGCGATAGTCTGTATAATCCGGATGAGCTTGGAATTCTAATTCAAACAGTTTCCATACTGCTGAATCTGTCATTTCAATAGGATTTTCCATCCCTGCTTGCCAAGTTCCATCGGATTTAAGAGAAACATTAAATCCGGTATCTGAAACATATATCCTCAAGTCTGATGATGCATGTGCGCCTTTGATGTACCAGCATGAAAGAAGACAAGCATTTCCAGGAGTTAAGGTAAAATCCTGAAGAAACCAACATAAATCACCGCCGTACGTTGTGAGCAATCTTGCCGAATACGTGCCGCCGTGAACTATAGCCGCTTCACGAAATATTCCGTAATAAACTCCACCACCGGATTCCGTCCAGTGTGTCAGATTTGTTGCACTCAGCCAGTCTTCCAGTCCACCATCGGTCAACCGCTCAAGCGGCGTATCGAGAGCATAAGCTTGGATAGCATTTTCTATGTTAATAGTGGGAGGAGTTCCTTCCTTCATGCAGTAACCCCCCACCATGTCAGTCACAGGATTATTTAAACCAAGGCAGAGGATCTTCTTTTCTTTATCATAAAAAAGCTTTTCATTGTCCTCGGTGAAATGACCGGTCTCATCTATAATTGGGATGGATCCTTCGGTTAATTGTGTATCAAATTTTTCAACAATCTGGTTAATTATTGGCTGGGGAATAACAATAGTTTCAGGCAATCCTATCTTGTCGTGAGAACCCCTGAATAAATTATGCTCTTTTTCAAATATTTTAATAAAACCAGTAAGATGCTCTTCTTTTAAAACTTGCTTGGTAATTTCTCTTACTTGTTCTAAGTTTATCATTTTATTCAGCTTTTATGGTTCGTTTTCCTGGCCTTGTTTTTAGGTAGAGCCAAAACTTAATTACCTGCAGCAAGCCTTCAATATCCTCTGTGTTTATAAATTCAAACGAAAAAAAACTCCCTTTAATGGCCATGCCTACTTTCTGATGAATGACGTTTCTCAATTCAGGGTTAGGGCCCGTAGGAGTCGAACCCTCAAGATTTATATTCAATTCAGGCGAATCCCTGAAATTTGAATAGACCTTGAAAATAAGCTTCTTATCTGCTGGAAGGATGAAATCAACCCACATTCTCCTAAGCACCATCCATGATTGGCTGCCTATCCATCCTGTCCGAAATCTCATGTTTATAAGTTGGCCATCATCGGTAGTCGCATCGGGATCCACCTTGTAAAGCTCGCCCTGTTCAGTTCCATAAAGCATTACCCTTACCCCCTTCTCTATTGCCAATACGCTTATAGAACAGATGTTTTGATGGTATGTATCGATAAAGAAATTCTTATCCTTGTAATTATAGACAATTACTTTATTAGGGACCATGCTCGAGCCGGTAGGAATAGCCAGCCTGTATTCATTTTCTTCTGCATGGTTCCTGGCTACAGATCTGTGAGCATACGTTTTATTTATGGTTTTAAGAACTTTTTTGACTTTATTAGGCAATTCCATTGTCGTCAAATTCCATCCATCGAATTCTTCTATTTCATAGTAATTAGACAGGAACCTTAGTCTCTTATCTCCACATTCTGCTACGTTCGGACCAGCGATGGTTCCTATCCCGTCAATCAGTTTATCGACAACCAGCGACCCACCACTCCTTGATATTACCCATATTGAAGTTTTCTTGAACGGATAGAGATAATTATTGAATTCTTTTACCCTCAGAACCGGGCTTGCCTCATCTTCTCTTAAAGGAAAGATACTTAATGCTGTTGATTTAAACTGTTCCAAGTAACCTCGCCTTGATCTAAAAAGGCTTTCCGGATAATCTTCGACACCACAAACCCACAAGCAGTCATCCCATATCTCAATCGAATCGCCAATCGGAGGGGGATAGCTTTCATAACTTACCTCGTCTCCCAGGCCTGAGTCTGGAAGGCTGTCTTCGTATTCGGTAACGCTATTTTCAATTCTCTCGACCCAGTAACGCTTTTCTTCTCCTGCTTTGTTTCTGTAGATATTCTTATGAGTTACTTCCGGCTCTGATGAAACAGGGATATTTGTCAGCTTAGCTACATTACCAGCAGTCAATTCTATCGTTTCAGAAGGTGGTGATGGATTGCTCTCACAAGGAAAATTCCCCCACCTTAGATAAGTAATAACATAAGAATAGGTTCCAAGAACATCTGTGATAACGGTCCAGAGTTCAAACATGAGGTCAATGCTTTCTTTTGCAGTCCAACCTAACTCCTCGTCAATATCCCATCTATTGCCGACTGTATATGTTGGATCTATTTTATCCATGCCAACTTTGACATAGTTGCTTGAGCTGACATCAAAATCCCCGTAAATGACAATCCAGTAAGCTGTATCGGCTTTAATATCAGGCTTCACGCCTGAAAAAGTGAATGTTACCCAGATTTTCTCTATTGTAATCGAAGGTCCTGCATCTTCATCCACTAAAGATTCAGTAACGACAATCTCACCTGCGACTCCCCCGGTGGCAATAGTATAGGTCCCATCGTTACTGGCTGAACCTACTACCTTGATCTTATCGCCGGTTAAGAACCCTGCCAGTCCGTTGTTCGAGTCTGTGATTTTCTTAGTGGCAAGAACAAAAGCTATTGTTGTGTCGGTTACTTTATCAACTCCAAAGTCAGGAAAGACTGGAAGACTGTCAGCATCTATACTGTCAGAAGCTTCTCCTACGATATCGTCTGACAGACCTTTGCTTGTAGAAGTTCCCCCTTGTCCCCTATGAATTTCAGCCCATATAAACTTGCCTGTTAGGGAACCAACCTTCGATAAATAAAGCTTAACTTTCGTTACATCAGTATCTTCATAGACCAAGAATTCTTGGGCTAAAAGTGTGGCTCCGGCTGCCTCGCGAAGTTCTTTAATGTCATCTAAATTATCAAAAGAATATTCTTGAACTTTTACCTCTCCTGTTACAGTTCCATACAGTTTAAAAGGGCAATCGTGTGTATCTGGATATCCGCTTTTCCATTCATAAGTCAACTCAATTGGATCCCAGATAATATTCCAAAAATATCCATCTGCATATCCATCATTTTGTGTCCATCTAACATACTTTGTTGCTGAGGGACCAAGGTAATCACAATAAAGGACAAGGTAATAGACTGTGTTTGCAGTTAAAGACGGTTTGGCTCCAGAAAAGCTAAACTCTATCCAACTGCAATCAGCGGTTATTTCTGAAATATTGACATCATCTGATGCTTGCCCAACTATATATGTTGAAGCATTTTTATCTTTAGAAGTTCCATCTTGAGAACTGTGAATTTCTACCCATACCACACCAGTTGGATTCAATACCTTGCTTAATGGCAACTTAATTTTTGTTAATTCACAATTCGATTCAACCTTGAATGATTGTGCAATTAAATAATTATTGAAAATAGTTCTTAAACCTTGATAAGAACCAGTTTCCAAGAATCCATATTCAAGCAAAATTTTTTCTTCAGTTTCTTTCCCATAAATCTTAAAAACTAAATCAACAGAATCATATCCACCCCAATCAAGCGAACCGTCTATCTGCCAGTGTTTTCCTTCTTCATATTCAGGAGAACTGCAATCAAAGCCTACCTTTACATAATCAGAGGGGCTGACATCAAAACTCCTGTAAATAACCAGATAATAAGTCTTATCCGCATCGAGAGATGGTTTTGTCCCTGAAAATGTGAGTTCATAAATTGTCTCTATTGTAATCGAAGGCTCTGCATCTTCGTCTATCAGGTCTTCATCAACAACAATCTCTCCTGCGACCCCCCCAGTAGCAACAGTATAAACGCCATCATTGTGGACCGAACCTGTTACTTTGATTTTATCGCCAGTTAAGAACCCTGCTAATCCCTCGTTTGAATCTATAATTTTTTTCGTTGAAGAAACAAAGGCAATTGAGGTATCTGTTACTTTAACAAAAGAAGTTCTTATCGTGCTGACGTCCAGATCATCTGAAGCTTGTCCAACTATACCCGGTGAAGCATTTTTTGTCGCCGAAGTCGCTGATTTTGTCAGATGAATTTCTGCCCATAAATTGCCTGTTGGGGTGCCGACCTTTTTTAGTTTCAGCGTTATCTTTGTCAGTTCACAATCTACAGTCGGCTTAAATGACTGGGCTAAAAGTGTTTGTGTTGCAGCTTGCCCGAGCTCGCCACAATGATCATGGTTTGACTCTGGATATTCAGCAATTTTTTTATCGGCACTAGCTCCTTCTGTTCCAACTGTAGGTGCAGATTCAGGAGCCTCTACGCCAGAATAATGGGCCTGGCCATCTTTTATCGTTACAAGCTTCTCGTATCCAGCTACTAAAACTAATCCTTTATCCTGAACTACTGATACAGACTTGTTAATCTTTTTGGTTGGAGAGAAAATCGAACCCCACTCATTGCCGGATTTAAGCTGTATGTCGTCTTCCAGGAAAGCAGCGATCTTAACCTCATCGGATTCCTCTATACCAAAAGCACCATAGATTTTCTTTGAGACAAAATCATATATAGAATCGAGCTTTGTCAGCCCGGGTCTTTTCTCTTTTGTCTTTCCATCCTCTCCTACCCTTATATTTTCAGCTACAAGACACTCTCTAATTGGAATTTCAGTTGGAGGGCTAGCTTCATTTAGACCTCCACCCAGATCTTCAACTGGAACTTCCTTTAATGGTTTTGGTTTAGTATAGGTATATCCTGGCATTTTTCCTTACCTTACCATCTCCTCGAGAGTCGGCCGCGCTCGGCTCGAAAGACTTGGCTCTATTGAGAAAAGCTTGTCCATCGCCTTATTTCTTTGTTCTTTATAAAACGTATCTATATTTCTGACATCATCCTGGCTCGCTATATTGCATCTCTTTACTGCGTCAATAGGAATAAGCTCATGCACTACTTCCGGTAAAGCAGAAATAACATGCTTATTGGTCGCTGTCGCATCGAGAAGGATATCTTTTGTATCATCAGGTGCGGTGCTAAAAGTTAGGCTTATTGCTCCTGTTTCATAATCGATCGTCCCTGAGCAGTTTGTTCCTGAAATTACTCCCAGGCCATCATCGGTAGCCTCATATTCAGTTGTTGAGATCGTATATGTGATTGTAACCGAGGATTTCTTTACGGGAATTTTCAACGATGTATGATTAAAAACTAATGTTGACCCATCTCCAGTTCCTATTTTTTCATCAGTTATATCAGCATCGTCATATTTAAGATCTGGAATTTTAAAGAAGTAATAAGCTTTGTATCTTTCTGCTATTGTGGATGAAGGAATAGGTCTTAATCCTACAGTCAGCCTTGCTTCCCAGAGCCAAACTTTCGGGTCCCCTTTTTCTCCAACGGTTATATCATGCTGCTGAAGCTGGTCGGCTTTTACATAAAGAAGCCCCTGTGCTTTTTTCCCTGATTCGTTGTGATAAATATCTTCCATCCTCAGAAAATCTGTAACGCTAAGATCATCCTCGATATGATAATCCCCTTTATCTGCCTCTATCGAAAAAAGGAAATTTCCTCTAAACCACTCTGGAATATGAGGTATCAAATCTATTTCAACGCTGTGCTGTGCTATATTTATGAGATTGTTTAAGTCTGTTTCGGCAGCCTCATCATCCTTCATCAGTCCTTCCGGGCGCTCCAAAAGTTCCTGCATGTAAAAGCGAGCCATTTCTCTAAGCTCTTTTCTATTCATTTTTTCTCCTTCTTAAATAGAGAGAGAGGGAGGCAACAAAGTCTCCCCCCTCTTAATTTCAGTTTTTGTCCGCTGCTACATGATTTTGAAGTTGGCAGATAGAGTCAGGGTCTTATCCCCGGCACCAACAGGAGTTATGACATAGGCAATCTTGTCTCCAAGATTGGCTGCAACAGCTTTCATTTCATTTCCTGCAGCACTCAACTGCGTAAAGGCAGCTATCTCATGCCATTTGTCAGCAGCAGGATCTTTTGTAAGAATCGACACATCGAGAGTGGTCCCTACAAAAGCAGAGCAGTCGAGAAAGAAAGTTGCCTCTTTGAAAGGTCCAACATCAATAACATCATCTTTATTGTCGATTTCTGTAGCGTTTACTGTTCCTGAATATAGCTCTCTGGAGACGTTCCTGTATTTCAGCAACTCTGTCATATTGAAAAGAAACATTTTTGCTCCCATTTTTACCTCCGTTAAGTAAAAGTTTTAGTTGTTGAAAACTTATTCCACTTCTTGTAAAAATCACTCTTCATCTCGAGACTTAATTTATACGCCTTTTCTCTTTTCTCTCTGTCCTCTCTATCTATTTGAACAAGAAAATTATCAAGGGAAGTGAACCTCAATTTTTCGTATCTGACTCTTCTGAGGGCTTCGAGAACACGATCATCGAGGGGGGCAAACTGGCCGTTTTTTTCAACCAGATACTCGACAATATAACCATGTCTGAATGTGTTAAACGGCGCCGGGCTAATAATCAGATATCTTTCGTATATTGGGTCCCAAAATGCAGAGAAATTGGGTGATATAAGCTTCAACTCTTTTTCAAAGCCAGGGGGGATATAATTCTCTCCCTGTCTTGTTACTTTAATCATCGGCTTTATTTGTGGGGGCTTGATTTATCAAGCCCCCTCTAATTCAACGTTTATGGTTGCTGGATATCTTTGCGTAAGCCGAATCCTCTTCTGAGCCCAGTCCCCAGGTTCGCAAAGATGTGCCCTTCAGCGACAAACTGATTCATTCTTGGAACTTTCTGCAGGATCCCTCCAGCGCCAGCTGCGCCTCTTTCCCAGGTTACGATGCTTGGAGTTAGAACATGGAGAATGAGGTTGCTGTTTGAGACAAACATCGCGCATCCATCCGGAACAAAATAATCGGAAACAACAGGGATCTCTCGACCGTGATAATAGAAAGGCAGTCCAACCCAGCCTCCCCACATGGTTTTCTGATTGGAGAATGTTTTGTAGCTTGAGAGTATGGAAAACCAGGATCTAAATACTCCCTCAGAGACAAGAATCACATCGACTTTGGCATAGCGCTCAACTTTGTTAAGGACCTCAATCCACATATCTTCGACTAGAGGTTGTGGCACTCCATCATTATGGAAAACAAAAGCTTTCCATGCGGGATAATCTGCAACTTTCAACCCCTGCAGTCCGTTGGCAGCATTGGGATAGGGCGGATTTGCGTCCGAGATGATACCACACAAGCCCATCATCTCTCCTAACCCGTTAAGTTCGCTATCAGCATGAGCTTTCTCGTTGAACAGGTAGTCGTCAGCAATAAGATCTACGGCAGCTGTCAATTTAATTTCCGTGTCATTAACAACATTTTCAATTATGGAATCATTCCCTTTTCCGCTTGTGGCATCGTAGGATTCGAGTTTCCGGTCATCCCTCAGAAAGATGGTTGATTCTTTGAAATAGGGGCTTTTCAAATCGTGAGTCTGCAGGGAACCTCCAGTTTTAACCTGGGCAAGCCTTCCTGAACCATCGAGGATCAACTGCCGGCTCATGTCATCGGAAACACCGATGAACAAGCCTTCCTGCTCAAAATCGACAGGCTTCATGGCAGCACCTCTTCCTCTTGCAGCTTCTAAGCTCATGCCATCGAATCCCATTGAGAACATCTGGGCTCTTTTCATATAGACAAGGGTTTTTTCTGGTGTGCTTTGCTGTGCATCAGGGTAACTGGCATCGGATCTTGCACCATGAGATTGAGCACCTTTCATCATGAGAACCTGCTTGGCATATTTTCCTTCCGGCTCAACATATTTCCAATCCTTCCGAGTTTGGTCGAACATCTTGGAGACAGATTTGATCTGGGCAACAACACCGGGACTGATGAACTCATTGAAGAGTTCTACCTGGTCGTCTACGTTAAAAAATAGATCGGTCATTGTTATTTACCTCCGTTAAGATTTTTCCGCTGCCTCCGCTTTCTTCTCGAGTTGCTCAAAGCCCGCGGCAACCGCTTCTTTAAGGTTCTTGAATTCTTTTGGCTTTTTATCTCCGGCTTCTCCTGCAGGAAGTTCTGAAGGAGAGCCTACGGGGGCTTCTTCCCTCTTTTCCTTCTCTGCCAGGAATTTTGTGGCGATCGCTTTCTCGTCGACGAATTCTTCGGGATGTTCCTTGACCAACTTTTTCACATGAGCAATCATGCTCTCATGCGACTTTTTGATCGCTTCTTCCGGGGTGTATTTTCGTTTCGATTCCCCAGGGTTTGATTCATCTTCAACTTGCAATCCGAAATTTCCCCAAACTCCTTTAGGCATTTCTTCTTCCGGTTCTATAATCGCGGCGTAATACTTTGGTCTGTGCTTTTCGATTTCGTTATCAAGATAAGCTTTTGTTTCTTTTATCGTCTTTTCAACCTCTTCCTCATCTCTTTCAAGCTCTTTCTTATCTTTCTCTTGGAGTTTTTCCTCGAGTGTTTTAACTCGTTTTTTTGTTTCGAAAAGTTCGGGGTCCACACTAAGGTCTTCCTCATCTTCCTCTTCTTCTTCTTTTTTTTGGACTTTTCCCAAAAGCTTACCATCGATACGGAGCCTTCCTTCTTTATTAGCCTTCTCGAATTCTAAGATTTCTGGCAAAAGCGGTTTTAGCTTCTTAGCCAGTTCCAAGTCCTCTTTGAATTTTTCCCTGTCTTGACTGTAGTGATATCCCTTCTGAGCTAACTCCTTTAGCTTATTGAGATCACTGACGTCAATGTCTTCTCCCTCCACTTTTAACGGGAAGGCGACCTCTTCGCCCTTGTCGTTTACGAGTCGGAGAGAGAGCTTGGATTCTTCAGAGGATTCTTCGGGCTTTTTTTTCTCTTCAGCAGACTTTTCTTCAGGCAGCGTTTTTTCCTCGGGCTTTTTTTCAGCATCTTTGGAGGACTTTTTTAAAGCCTTTTCCTCGTATGCTCTTAAAGCGTCACGAACATTACCAAACTCGGGGGGCTTGTCGGCCTTTTCCTCTTCGGAAGATTTAGCAGCTTCTTCCTTTTCGGAGGGCTTATTTGCCTGTTCCTCTTTGGAAAGTTCTTTACTCATAATTTTTTACCTCACTTTATTTTTTATAGAAAAAAATTATTTCTTCGTTTTATCTTTCTTCTGTTTCTCCTTTTTTGCTTCCTCAAACGGGTCCTTCGCTTCATCCTCTGTTTTTTCGCTTGGTTGTTCAGGTTGGGGTTGCTCTGCCGGTTCTTCAGGCTCGGGTGTAGCTTCCTCTTCTGTTGTTTTTTCAGGCTCGGGTTCTTTTACTGTCTCCGCTTCTTCGGTTTCCCTGGGCTTAAAAGCCTTCAAAACATCTTTCTCGATGAACCTGTAAGCCTCGTAAACAGTCCCCTCATCGGTAATCTCAAAGGGGATTTGCTTATTCTTGACAAGCTCAAAAAGTTCGTTTTCGGATATTTTGAGGACCTCAGCCATTTGTTTGAGAGTTAAATATTCTCTTTCCATTTTAAGTTCCTCCTAAAGCTAATTGTTTTAAAAGCTCTTCTGGAGAGATCTCTTCCCCCGTAGGTGCAGCTAAGCCACCTGGAGGAGGCATCCCTTCAGCAGGAGCTTGAGTTTCTTCCTTAATTCTCTTAACGCTCTCTGCCATTTTTCCTTTATGAAAATCGATCATGGCCAGCAATTTATCCTGAGATGTTTTGGGCCAGGTATCGAATTCCTCTTTCTTTCTCGTATTATTGTGAACCTCATAATGAACCGGATGGTTGTCATCATCGCTTGGTTTCGGATCAACCTCTCCCTTCTTTATCATCTCGTTTTCTCTATGTGCCTGCCTTCGGTCTATAAGTCGCTCTTCCGTGTATTCCTCGAGGCCTTTCACCTGGAGCAAATCCATCGCCTCATCGGGATCTTTAATCAATCCTTTCTCAACAAAAGTCATAACTACATCCTGCTTGAATTTTTTGTCTGCAAAAAGTTCTACTCCTCCCCTGACCCGGACATCGGAATTGTCTTTGAGGTCAGTTCCTTCAAGAAAGATGGTGGAGGTTTCCTTGTTTTTGCCTGTAACTTTTATCAGCCTCGGCAAATCATAATGTTTCTGCATGAGTTGAAGACGGAATTTCATCGGTGCCAGCAGCGCGTTATCGATATCTTCGATATTAGGCTCCAGCACAATCGAGTCCTGTCTTTTTAATCCTTCAAATAGAACGCCGGATGCTCTTTGAGCGTATTTGGGTAGTTGTCCATAGCTGATCTTTCTTACGGATGTTTCGGTCTCTATTTCATTCTCTTGGAATCCAAACCATCTGATTATTATTTCAGGCAAAACTGGCGGAGATTGCCAATAAGGAGCTTGCATCCCTGCTCTGACAATCACATAATCCACGCCTGCCTTTGTGAACCTCTCAAATTCTCCCGGGCCAAGCGAACCTCCTGAGATAATTGCTTTCAACCTGTAATTCTGTATATGCTCATCGACCATAGAGCCGAACCTGTTAAGCTGACGCTGAGCCGGTTGTGCTATTTTTACCGCTGATTCGTAAAACTGGCTGTTAAGGATCGGTATAAGTCCGGGAATCTGGAAATGTCCGATCTGAGCATCAGGGGAGGGATTTTCATTGTCATAAAGAAGCCAGCCCGAACCTGTAGTTACCATGAATCTTCCTTTTTTCTTCTTGTCTGTCCCCTTCTCCGAGTATTCAAGTCTCATGACTTCCTTTTCTTTTGGTTTCTGCAGCCTGTCCCTCTCGAAAATTCCTGTTCTTTTCCCTTCAGTTCTCTCATCCGGAAGAGTTCCGCGAGCTAAACCAAATTCATCCTCTACCGATTCCTTTGGAACCGGTTTTCCCTCAATGGTGTATCTCCAGCCTTCTCTTCCTAAAGCATAAGGGTCTGTGCGGATATTGAAGGGGTTTACATAATGGTAGTCGACATTGCCAACTTTCAGCAGCTTCGGGTTGCCGTCTTTTCTTACATAAACTCTCAAGTTTTTATTCCACCATTCTTTCCAGTAAACATTTCCTGTGACGATCGCCCATAATTTTGCCATGTGGACTTTTCTTCTGAAGTCTCCGTTATCGTTTGTGTATAATAGTGCCGAAGTTCCAAGGTTCGCTGCCTTTATATCGTCTGATTCGGTTGTGTTCGGTTCGACATAAAAATTATGAGGATAGCGTAACTCCCCCCATAGCTGACGGACCATCGGCAGGATCCGGTTATAAACGTTCTTTATTTCCCTGGGGACTTTTGGAGCAAGGTCTTCGATTCTTCCTGAAGCTATGTTATAGAAATAATACTGAAGGCCCTCGAGCCAGTATATTTGTTCTTTCCAGGGCCCGTGATAATTCTTAACGACAGGATTTTCTTCCCAGTCATTTGTTACAAACTGGACCTTTTCCTTCTGGTCCCCTTTGAGATCCTTCGGGGATATCGGTTTGAATTTCTCTTCTTTCTTCTCAGCCATGGTTAAAGGTTATCAGCGGCAGCTTTGGCCACTATCTCCTCCGCCGTTAATTTGGTTTTTCTCTCTTCTTCCATTTTTTTCTGCCCTTCTTTTACCACTCCAGGATATTCTTTCTTAAAATATTCAGACTCTCTTAAATCCCTCGCCATGAATTTGGAGAAGATGTCTTCCTTCTCCCTATAGTGAAGCCATTGCTGAAGTGCGATTATTGCCAATGCAACCAATAAGGCTATGAATAAAAATAAGCTTTCCATTTATTCCTCCTAAAACATCTGAGCTATTTTCTCCGAAGAAAGATCTCCCTCCATGTCTCTTCTAGCCTGTTTCACAAAGTCTGAGGCTCCAACAGGCACAGGTTTGACATCGGTTTTTTTGGGAACATTTTTTATTTGAAAGTGATACCAAATCGTGTCATAAATATCTGTTCCCTTTTTCTTCCCCCTATACCAACTTAAAGCTTCGTCTTCATAATCCTTCAAGCCTGGCTTGGATAAGATTCTTCCGCTTTCATAATATTTGACAACCTCTGAGTTCCTGTCATCCCTTGGAATGTTCTTGATCTCTAAGAGTTGAACTGGAAGCTTATGGTTGTTTACTTTAACGAGGTCATGAAGGAAAATGCCATACTTTTCTTTCTCGATTCCTATTAAATTAACCGGTCTTTTATCAACGAACATTGACCAGTAATAGATCTTTATCATCCAGTGATAAAGTTCCATCGGGGTTAGCTTTTTTCGTTCAGCAAATGGGATGTGAAGCCTTTCGTCCGGACACCAATCTCCAAGAGTTATAGCTGAGAAGGAGCTTTGTTGTTCTGTAGTCCCCGCACAATCTAAAATCATATTCCTGATGAAAACAGGAGGATCTTCTTTATAGTGAAAAATCCATGACGGTCTTATTTGGACCGCCTCTTCTCTTGTCGGCTGCAGCTCGTAGAGCGCATTGTAAAGATAGGAGCTCATCTTGCTCTTTTTTCTTGCAATATATTTCTCATCGACTTTTTCTGGAAAAACAGGATTCCCGTCCTCGTCTCTTACCGGACAGCTAAAAACCGCATATCCGGCCTCTGTTACAAATTCAAGGCAAGGCTTTCTGTATATTTTTCTAAAGTCAAACCTGAAGTTGGGATCGAGGATATATCCTGAAAGGTCATCGCTCCACCAGGTAGTTTCAAAAATAAATTCCCGAGCATCTTCGGCAAAGATCGGTTCCATCTCCTGCCATCTTCTGATAATCTTTGCCCTTCCATCTTGATTTTGAGAGTTCACCTCGTTTACCGCGTTGTCAATTATTCCTATCTCATAGTGATGGCCCGTTAGAGATTTCTCCGGAGATCCTATGTCTATCTCAATTCTCTTGTATCGGATCTTTCCTTTATCAAAGGCGATGACGTTAAAATCGTTCTTTTTGTGGGGTATATATGGTTGATTGCCTTCCTTTAAAGGGAGGTAGTAGAATAAATATTGCAGAATTTTGTTGGTTAAAATCTCTTTAATAATTTTCTCTGCATGGTCCTGAGCCAGGTCAAATACTCCGGAATAAATAAAGCCGTTCCCGGCTTGCCTGGCATAAGCCTTTTGTAGAAACCATTGAAGCATCAAAGCCCGGGCTATAGAACTTTTGAGGGAGTCCCTGAACTTGAGGACCAATTTTTGAAGAGCGGGATTTTTGATAAGGAAGTCGCACAGCCTTTTATGAACCCAGTTCAGGTCCCGGTATTCCTTTTGCTTTCCATGGTGAAGAACAAACTTACATAGGAAGAAGAGATCTGTCAGGATTTTATGGATCCACCAGCCAGGGTTTTCCTCGATCGAAGGAAACCCCATCTCTTTAAAAATATCAGGAGTTTTCATCTGTTAGCTCCCTGTATTTTTTGGCTGCCGTTATATCATCCTGGGTAAAATGAAGATGAAATCCCATCTCCCTTACATCGACTCTCTTGGGCGGGTAGTTATCCTTGATTTTGTTTATCTCCTTGGCTGCGCTAATTACAGCAAGGTTATCTGTCATCTCCCCTTTTGCCAGCGGGTGAATAGCATCGAGCTGATCCACTAAAACCTCAGCTACCTTCTCATCTGCTCCCTTGTTATGCTTCGCTTGACATTTCTCTTCTATCTTTCCGACAATCGGCCTTCTCTCTAAAAGCTTGTTCATTGTTTTCGAGACGCTGCTTTCTAAAAATCCCGCATCAAGGCCAGCTTCTTTCTTTTTGTCGATTCCCATCACCGCTAAATTTTTGAGGGCTTGTTTATGCCGGTCGGGAAGCCTTGAAAAAGGCATGTCTTTAATCTTTCTGGGCATTAATTTTATCCGGATAGTCCGGGGGGGCCTTTCCCTTTCTTTTATAATTACCGGGATTCCTTCGACCATTACTTCTTTCATAGGCGCACTCTATGAAGACTTGAATAATTAAAATATTGATGATAAGGATGTAATCAGCAAGTTGTTTTTTTTAAGTTATATAAAGTTTTACATAAAGTTCTTTTTAGAATATGGAAACGATTTTACAGAGGTACAATGGAAGAAATTAAAAAATTAATAATTATTTTAAATAAAGAGAATATAAGTTTTGAAAAAGCTGCCAGGGAAATTGGCGTAAGTTTTCAAACCGTGTGGAACTGGACAGAAGCAAAACATATCCCCAGCGAATTGGCTCTTATCCAACTAAGGAAATTCATCAAGAAGCATGAAAACCCTAAGCCGTTGACAGAGTGAAAACCCATGTTAAAATTAAAGTGTGAAACCAATTTAAGGCGACGTTCGCCGGCGACTACTTCGATGAGGGCCCCTTGAAGATTGAGCTAAATTCTAAGGAAAGACAAATCCTCCTGGATGCCTTAATTTCTCCTGAATATTTAGATAAGGTCCGGCAGCCACAAACCCCATTCTTCATAAGAGAGCTCTACAAAAACCTTAAAACGAAAATTGCCATGAAAGAAGTTGAGGGAACAAAAGGAACACCGGAACAGGCAATCAAATTTCTAAGGAAGGAAATCAACTTTATCAATTTCAAGGCTCCGAACATGAATGAAAAGGAAAAAGAAGAAGCCCAGAAAACAATTCTCGACTACGATAAAGCAATATCTTATTTGGAGGATTTATGAAATTCCAGGCAATCCCCAAAAAAGAAGAAAATAAAGAAGAGGCTGAGCTAGCAAAGAAGATCCTCGATTCGTATTACGATAAAGTTGTTATCTATCATCGAAGAGGGATCCCATTTAAGTTTACGAAAAAAACGATAATAAAAAGAATCGGATGAAAGAAGAAAAAGTAAGATTAAAAGCCACTGACCCCATCAATGGAGTTAAGTATGAATGTGGTTGTGTAGCCGGCAGCGATCAGCTTGCTATGCTTATGTTTTTTCCTAAAAAATGTATCAAGCATGAGAAGCCTATAATTGGATTTTGGAAGAAATAATGTTGGAAAGTGAAAAAGTAAAAACTGTTACAGTCAACCAACTTTATGAGGTTATAAAAAATTCGGGTGTGATGGCCTATATCGATTCGGAAAAAACCCTGATCAAAGTGATTAAAAAAATGATCGAAGGCAGACCCGCAGTAGCCATGTATTTTGAATTCTTCACTACGCGTGGCAGAACACTAAATTACAAAATCATTTTAAAAAATCTGGAGAATTAAGAATGAAAAACCTTAACCCCCATTTTGATAAAGCCATCCCAACAGAAGAAGACTGCAAAAGAATTAAAGCACATGAAGCCTACTACAGAAAGAGATTAGATAAAATCATGGGAGAGGAGATGCTGAAGCTTTTTAAAATCGTTTTAAAGATGAGTAAATGAGAGAGATCCCGTATAAAGGCAAGAAAGGAAAAATACTTTGGTTTCGCCCAGTTTTACACCCTGATGGCACTCTGTGGCAAACAGGTCTATGTGGCGGAACAATCATCCTTAGAAAAGTGCCAAAAAGGAGAAAAAAATGAGAAGATTAGAAATAAACTTCCCACCATTCGACTCTATCGTTTGTGATCCGCTGCTTGAAAAATACTTTGTTTATGATGAAAAAAAATTAGCACCTGAAAAAATCAATGTATTCGGATACGCTGTAATCATAGAAAATTATATGCCCGAAAAATCAGCACTCTTCCTCCATGATAAAAATATAGTGGCCATCTACAAAGACGGTAAATTAGTTTTTGATAAAATTAAAATAAAAAATTTGGAGATAACTTTTGCTGATTTTTTGAAAGGTAAAATGAAAAAAGGAGATTAAGAAATGTCATATCATCAAATAATACAAATTGAAATTGACTGTGATTTTCCTGGATGTGATGAATACCTTAGTTTTAGTGATGAGGGATGGGAGAAAGTAAGTAAAATGATTAAGGCTATCGGATGGACTTGGTTAGATTTTCCGGGTGATGATGAATATTCTCAACAAACACATCTTGATTTTTGTCCTGGCTGTAAAGACAAAGAAATCCCCATAAGTGAAGCTCATGATTGTGTTTATATAAGAAAAACCAAAAAAGGAAAAGTATCACATTATGGAAGTGTTCTTGAGTGTTATTTTTGTGGAAAATTAAAATAAATAAAAGGAGTGTAATATGCAAGAAATAATGAAAGATGGTTCAGAAGGCAAAGCCTTTGTGGAAAACACGATCGAAGAGCTTCTCCCCCACATTAAGAAATCGCTCGAAGATCCCAACGTCAAATTCGTCAAAGTGTTTAAAGGTGAAGCATTAGGAAAACAACCGTTTGAAGAAAAAGATGAGTTCATAGCAGAAGAAGAAAAGTGTGGAGTGATAGAACAAATTATAGAAGATGATAAAAAAGAAAAAAAGAAAAGACCCTTTCCCTATGTGAAAAGGAGTAAATAATGTCAAACCTGGACTACCCTATCTCCCTACTTGAAGACGAAGCCATTAAATTTTCAACCGCTCTTCAACTCTCAGGCTATAACCAAATACAAAGAACAAATCAACTTGACGGAATTAGAAGAGCTATCAATATCTTGATCAAAGAGAAAACAAAAGAGGAAGAAAAGAAAAGAAGAGAGAAAGTGAAGGAAATAAGAAAGGGAATCGTTAATGATAAAAATATAAAATTATAAAAATGAAATATGAAAATTAGGAGAGCAGGGGTTGTATGATAATAAGACCCCCCAAATCGAAAAGCCCCACATACCCCCTTTTGAGCATCAAGACGGCGCCAGGTGGCCGATCTGGGCTAAAATAAGGATAAAATAGGCGTGAAGTTGACATAATAGTCGTTATGCGACACAGAATCACCCCTTAAAACACTCTCTTAGTTGACATAATACATATTATTCTTCTTTTCCTCTCTTTTCTTAGGGTGTTGCTCTCTCTACTCGAAATAGCTCCTTCCTCTTCTCTTTCTCCTGCCTATTTATATCATAATGTATATATACTCCTCTCTCTTTTCTTCATATTGTATTCTTTTCTTCTCTTCATATAGACATATATATATACATAATGTTTATTCTTATCATAATAGATATTAAATATACATAATGATTAGATAGCGGGGGGGGATGATCATCGATGCCGCGGCCGGCTGCCGGTCCCGGGTCCTGGCCAGGCGTTGGCCTCTACCTCTGTTATTCCTTGACAATGGCCTTTCTCATGTTAGCGTTAAATTGGAGGTGAATTCATGGAGTTCTCAGTATTTCAAAAGCCTATTATTAAAAATCCTTTTCGTTTTTCTTCTTCTGCTGATGTCTATGAAAAGATGAAAGGATATCAAAAAGCTGATCGTGAAATATTCGTGGTTCTCTTTCTCAATTCTAAGAATGTTGTTACTAATATCGAGACGCATACAATCGGCTCGTTTGATACGACGGCCGTTTATCCTCATCAGATTTTCCGTAGCGCTCTGCTTAACAATGCATGTTCTATTATCTGTGTTCATAATCATCCTTCGGGCGACCCGGAGCCTTCTGTTTCTGATCGAGAGATAACAAAGCAAATCTCCATCGGTTCTCATGTGATAGGGATTCGGCTCCTCGATCATATCGTTCTGGGTGATTATGGCCGTTACTTCTCATTCGCTGATGATGGTTTAATCGGGGATTACGAAAAGGAATCAGAAGCAAAATTTAAAGGGGGTGAAAAATGAAGTCTTATTGTTACAGAGGATTTGTTATCTATCAGCGCGGCGAATGGTTCCAGGTCAACAAGGCCTGCTATAGAAAATTGAAGCACGCCAAGCACGCTATAAATCAATATCTGGCTGAGAAAGCTAGACGTGAGGTGCAAACATAACCATTGACAATCTCAGACAGTCGCAAGGCTGTTAATCCTTGCGCTGTCTCTGAGGTTTCAATCCTCAAATAAATATCTTGGAGGTGAAAGTAAAATGAAAGGCGCTGAGCGAAATAAAGTCTTGCTTGGCAAGCTGAAGGATTTATCCTCTGCCTTGGTTACGGATCCCGATAAGCTGAAGGCCTTTGCTGACAGGTGGCGCGGTGGATTCCGTCAATACTCGTTTTATAATCAGCTGTTGATTGCGATTCAAAAGGGCGATGCTACATTGTGCGCTGGTTTCAAGCAATGGAGAAAGCACAAGCGATGGGTCAATGAAGGTGAAAAAGCTCTGTGGATTCTGGCTCCCGGGATCGTTCCTTACAAGAAAAGGATAGTCAATAAAGATGGTGATGAAAAAGAGATCGAGGAAAAAGTCATCAAGTATTTCTTTTCTGTTGCTGTGTTCGATATCTCTCAAACATCGGGTCAAGAGCTGCTGATCGGCAATAGTGAAGTCATGGGCAATGGTGATCTTAGCCTGGATGATGTCTCTTCAAAGTTTGATTATCCTGTCAAGGTTTCTCAGGGTTTGGCCGATGGTTCTACGGATGGTAAAAATATCAAGATTTCTAAACGTTCTAACAGGGCTCAGATGGTTGCCTGTTATTTCCATGAGTTAGCACACATTCTGCTAGACCATGCTAAGGACAGAGGGAAAAATCTTTCCAGGCAAGTTCGAGAGCTCGAGGCTGAGGCGACCAGTTACCTTGTTTGTTCCTGCATCGGGATTGAGAACGAAGGCGCAAAGTCTTACATTGGCCATTGGAACGGAAGCAAGGAAAAGATTGACAAGTCGGCGTTGAAGATTCTGGGGACCGCTGAAAAGATTCTGAGGAAAGTCAAGCCTGAATGGTTTGACCGTCCTCTAGCATTGGCTTGCTAAGTTTTCAGACCATGGCAAGGGCTAAGTCCTTGCCTGGCCTCTGAAAGGTTAAGCCATGAGAAAGAGATGCAATTTTACTTTGCCTAAACCGTTTGTTGTTCTCTCTACTCATGGCCTTAAAAGGAATGGATACCGTAAATATATTATTTATCCTGATCTCTCTCATTTCAAAAAAGCCTGTCTTAATTGTGGCCAGAGGATCGTCAAGGAAAAAAGAAGTTCATGCCTATTAGGTGATCCTCAATTTATGCTTAAATTTTATGGGCTCGATATGAATCGACCCAAAGGAATTTTTATAAGTCTAGGCGCTGTTCCTCTAGACTTAAAGCCTTATCCTTTGGCGGTGGACGTTAAGGCTTTCCTAAAGAAACATCGTCAAAAGCCTAAAAAAATGGCAAGGCTGAGGGCTAAAAACAAAAGGCTTGCTGACAGATTGGAATAGACAATCTTGCTTTGCAGATTATTAAAGTAAATCTGTCGTGTAGCAGTTACGTTAAAACTCTTTTCCCTGTAGAGGGAAGTCAAAATAATACACGTTCTTTGACAGGCTGACGCAAGTTCTTATGTGGAGTCAATCGGGATTTTATTTTGAGTTGAAAAGGTTGGTTTCATGAATCCTGCGCATACTACCCTTTGGGTGTATTGGGGACAGGTTGACGTATAGCGTCTGCGTCCTACAGAGGACTAAGTAAAGGCCTGTCAAAGGATACCTCACATTGTGGGGTATATTGGAATTGCCTAGTTGAAATAATTTATTTCTTCTTCAACCAAAGTTTTATCCATCCATATTTATTCCAGTCCATTTTTCCTTTTTAGCTCCCTTTTAATATCTATAAAGGTAAAAGTTCATCTTTAACAAAATGTGCTGAAACTAACATCATAATAATTGCCCCACCTAAAAAAGATAAGATAATATAAATTGGGCTTTTTGTAATAATCGCTATAGCTCCTAATATATAAGCAACGAAAAAATTAAAAAAACAACACAAATAAAAATTTGCTTCACTCATTTGCACCTCCCTTCCCTGTTATTATACCCCAGGTTTTTTATTTGTCAAAAAAAGATTTGACAATTGTATATCTTAGTATTAGATTATACAATATGATTAAAGAAAGAATAATTCAAAGACATGTCCTTATCCCTGAAGGTCTCGACCAAAAGATATGTGAACTTGCCAAGAAAAGAGACATGAAGATTACTGCTATAATAAGACAAGCAATAAAAGAATTTTTAGAGATGCAAAGGATAAGAGAAAAATCTCTCTAACATAAATTCGCCTTAATCGGGGCGAGGGGAAAAGGAGGGATAGTGCGGAGGATTTCAAAGGAAATATTAAGAAAGATAAATCTACAACGAAAAATGATGGGAATTACACAAGCTCAATTAAGCTTAAAAATGGAAAAGAGTCCTCAATTCCTTACAAAAGTAAAACAAGATGACCGGGATCTAAAAGTTGATGATTTTTTTAAGGCCGCGGAAGCCCTGGACATTAACCCTTGCTATTTACTTCCTGATGATATTTTAGAAAATCTCAACAACGAAAACATAGAGGAAGCAATTAAAGTTTTAACCAACAAAGGCTACAGAATAACCTTAGAAGAAAGTGAACAAAAGAAAAGCATAGGTGATGATAAAGGATGATAAAGTGATGTTTGCTTCACATAATAACCGTTATGCGACACAGCTAATATCTACAGGGGGGGAATCAACTTTTTATTTAGCATTGTGTTGGATTATGTCAACTTTTATCAAAAACCCCCTCAAATCCTTCATGAGAGCCCCGCATTTGGACGATCCCTGCTTAACTAATGCAGGTGTATCCATAAATCAACTATAACGGAGGTAAAAATGTCAAACGGTGGAGATGTGGCCGCAAAAGAGGCCACAAAGATGACGGCCATAACCAAGAAGATGGACTACCTTACTGAATCATCTACAAAAAACATAAAATTATCCAGCGAGATTAGATCTAAACTTTTGGCATCTGGTGAGCTCACGGCAAAGGACGAGGCTGAAAAAACACCAAGAGAATCCGGGCAGCTGAACAACATCATTGACCGCTTGCAAGATATCTTAAATTCAATCAACTCATCTAACGCTCACCTTGTCTCGGTAAACAAAGAGATTTGAAATTAAGAAGGCGTCTTAACTGGCCGTTGCTCATTGTCTGGCTGGCCTGGTTGTCTTTAATAATCATCCTCCTTTACCAGGCCTTTAAAAGACTATGAGCTCGGCCTTAATTTTAAACGGAGGTGAAACAATGAACGATGAAAGCACAGGCAGTCCCGAAGAAAGATCTGATGAAGAGATTTCTTCACAACCTTCAGAAAAGCCTACGATCCGGAAGTGGGTGAGTGTCAACATAAAGCTGGTTGATGGTCATTACCTGGCCACCTTTAACCATGACGCTCCAAGGATCTTTCACAACATGCAGCAGCTTTTGATGGCTATTGAGGTTGAGTCTTCTAAGCTGGGGCCATGGGCCCCACAAACCTGAGCTAGACCTGATGGTTGCTAGGGTAAGCTAGCTATAGATCTTTGGTAGGACTGTTGATGGCAGTCCAGGATTTAAAGCTCGAACAATCTCTTTTTGTTCCAACTATCCCATTTCGGGGGGAAGGGCGCAACCCCCTCCCCTTTTTAAAGGAGGAAAACATGATTAACGAACAAGCGTATTTTGCGGCTACAACATTGCAGTTTATACAAAAAGCTCGAGTGGCCGCACAGGTAAGAGAAACGCATCTTGAGAAAAACGGGAAGAGCTGCGAATTGACAAAGCAGGTCGTGGAGAGAGCGGGGAAATTCGAGGAATGGCTGAACGATGAAATCGGGAAATACGTGAGGGAGCATCCCGCCTACGACTGGTTCAGTAAGGTGAAAGGGGTCGGCAACCTGAACATAGGCAAGGTGCTGAGCCTGATTGACATCGAACGGGCGACGATGGTGAGCAAACTCTGGCGCTATGCTGGGATCGGGGTGGTGGACGGAAAGGCGGAGCGGCAACAAAAAGGAAAGAAACTCCACTACAACAAGATGCTGAAATCCATGTGCTGGAGGTTGGGAAAGAGCCTGATCAGGGCAAAAGGAGAATATTACAAATATTATCAAGAGAAAAAAAGGGAATACGAAAGAAGATTCAGGGAGGAGGGAAAAGAGATAATATCGGCAACGAAGCTTCCAAAGGATAAGCGAGGACTCAAAACGGAAACAGATGAGTTTTTTGCCCTGGGACATTTAGACATGATGGCCATGAGGAAAATGATCAAACTTTTCCTCTCGCATTTATGGTTGATATGGAGAAAGGCCGAGGGGCTTTCCATCACCGCACCGTATGTCCATGCTATAAAGGGACACAGCGATTACAGGCCACCGGAAGATTTTATGGAACCGGTGACTGAAGAAAAGAAGCAGGTTGAAGCACAGCTATGATGAATGAGAAATCCACTCTGTCAAAGCGAGCCAAAACATTTGAGAAACCCTCTGTTAAGGAGCGAGCTATTTCTAATAAGTAATCCATAAAACATAAGCGAGCTAAAATGAATAAGGAATCCAATTAAAATGAGCGAGCTGATATAAAGGAGAAATCCACGAAAGAAAAGCGAGCCAAATGATGAGAGAAATCCACTCACTAAGAGCGAGCTATGATCGGAAAGAAACCCATGCGTCCAGAGCGAGCCAACGTTTTAACGAAACCCATCCATTGGAAGCGAGCCGGAATAAATGAGTAATCCAAACAGGAATAGCGAGTCAGATGATCAGAGGAATCCGCAACTTGTAAGCGAGCTATGTATATTGAGAAATCCAGAACTATTGAGCGAGCTACAAATAATGAGAAATCCATTGACCGGGAAGCGAGCCAAATTTTTTGAGAAATCCATGCTCTATGAGCGAGCCTTATATATTGTGAAAACCATAAGTGATAAGCGAGCTACTGGAGCGAAGAAACCCAGGATTCCAAAGCGAGCCATGTTCAGGAAGTAACCCGACATGTCTGAGCGAGCTTCATAAAGAAAGTAATCCACACGTTATGAGCGAGCTAAGATTGGTAAGAAATCCACGGAAATAAAGCGAGCCATTGACAATGAGAAATCCAAAGTTTTTGAGCGAGCCATGATTAAGAAGGAAACCAAGTAGTTGGAGCGTTGAGCTTAGGCAAGGTAAGCCAATTTTAAACATGAGAGTACAAGACGAGACAACAACTTTTATCAAAGGCAAGAAGGTTCGTAGATTTTATACGGGAAAAATAAGGGAAAGGAGAAAAGATGATAGAAGAAGGTCAAATAAAAAAATTAGAAATAACAGCCGCTAGCTTCCCGGCCCGGGCAAGCTTCATCATTGTTAATAGCCAGGCAACGCTGGATCGGGCCAACGAATTCATGAAGGCCGTAAAAACTTACATAAAGGCAATAGCTGACTTGATGGATCCCGCAATAGAAAAAGGCAAGGCGGCCGTTGCTGAAAACGTATCAATAAAAAAGAGGCTTCAGGGCCCGGCAAAAGAAGCGGAGGGAATAGTCAAGCCGGTGATCACGATATACCTAGCAGAGCAAGACGACCTAAGAAGAAGGGCCAAGGAAGAAATAGCCCAAGCGATAGAGAAGAAGTTTGAAAAGGCAAGGGAAATTGAAAGGCTGGGCGATAAGGAAAAGGCTGAGGAGATAAGGAAAAAGGAAACGGCCGTAGCTGAGGTCCTACCACCACCGGTCAAGACTGCCGGGACGCACCTGACAAAATATTGGACTTGGGAAGAAGAAGATCCAGATAAGATCCCCAGGAAATATTACATTCTTGATAGGCTTGAAATAAACAGGATAGTAAGAGAGCAAAAAGGAAAAACAAACATTCCTGGAATAAGAGTCTTCCAGAGATCATCATCATCAACAAGGATTTAAAGGGAGGCAAGCTATGGAAAAATATGATGGATGGGTAGTTAAAAGCTCCCATGGAAGAAACCCCTGGCTTCTTTTGTGGAGCTTCGGAAAGACAAGAAAAGAAGTCATAGAGAATTTTGAAGAGGCATGGGAGGGAGAGCGTTGGAAAAAACATAGAAGGGCAGGATTTTATAAAATAGTCAAAGTAAAATTTGTGGAGGTGGCATAATGCCAGCAATAAAAAAACCAGCAAAAAACCCAGAAAAAAAGGCAGCACCAAGGAAGAAGCCAAAGGAAAAAGAAGAAGTATTAGAGGGCGTACTGGTTGAGGAACCAAAGGCTGAGGAGAAAGTTCCGGAAACAAAGATAGTCAAGGTTATGCCAGACTATGAGCAATTGATGAACCTATCTGATGTCTTCAGCAAGGCAGGCCTCTTCCCGGGAATAGAAAATCAATACCAGGCTGCTGCCGTGATTCAGCTGGGCCAGGAAATAGATCTCCCACCGATGACCGCACTAAGGACGGTATTCGTGATCCCCAGCAAAAGAGGATCCACCTTGTGCATAAAAAGCGAAGCTCTCTTGGCCCTGGCAATCAAGAAGGGAGTTCATATGGAGGTTCTTTCAAAGACCAACAAAGGTTGCAAGTTAAGGTTTTCCCGGAAAGGACAGAAGGAGCACATTGAAGAGTTCAATGAAGAAGATGCAAAAAGGGCAGGGTGCCTAACGCATGACAACTGGATGAAGCATCCAACAAATATGTATTTATGGAGGTGCGTGAAAAACGGCCTGCAGGTTTTCGATGCTCGTCTTTCCCTTGGACTTTCAACTGTAGAGGAAATGCAAGACGAAGGCCTTGTTGATATTATCCAGCCTCCAGTTGAAAAAGAAGAGAAGCCTCCGGAACCTGAAGAGGAAAAGAAGGCACAGGTATCGTTTACTAAATCCAAAGAGCAGCCGGCCGCTGAACCCGCAAAAGAAGAGAAGCCTCCGGAACCCCCAGCGCCACCACTAGAAGAAAATGAAGCAAGACAAAAAGAGCTCGTTGTTGAAGATATAAAAGAATACCTCAAAGCCGGAGGGATTGACAGGAAGCTATTCAAGAAATGGTTGGGTGAGGAGCTGCAGCCTAGTAAGCCTGACAGGGAATTTGTCGGCCTGAAATTTAACAACTGGTCTTTTACTGAGGGCAAACTTGATGACCTAAAGCTAATAAAAGATAACATGGAATGGGCTGTTGAGAAATACTTGGAATCAGAAATATTCAAAGCGGAAGCCAATAAAGAGGCACCTGACGAACCAAAGACGGAAGATCCTTTATGACAAAAGCCCTGCCTCATGTCACGCAAATTATCGGCCAGCTAAGCAAGCCTCAATTGATCCCCTGGGCTACCCGTCTGGGTGTTGAATTCATGCAGGGCAAAACAATTGAAGTTGTTGGTGCCAGCGTAACCAGGCTATTACAAGAAATCGAAGATATGACGCTGGTAAAAAGTGAGATGATGACAGGGAAGTTAAAAAACATTATAGCTGAGGTCAATAAAAATTTCGGCGGTGATGCAAGTGAGATAACGCAGGAAGCCAAGGCCCAGCACACAAAAGTAAAAGATGCGGCCAGTGATCGGGGAAAGAGAGCTCATGCCGCAATCGAAAGCTTCCTTGGTGCCGCAGATGGCGCCCAGATAGACGTTGATGAAGACGTAGCAAAGCCTTTTAAGAAATTCATCGACTGGTGGATCTTCAATGATGTTGAGGTGGTTGAGGTTGAATGTCCTGTATGGAGCGATGAAGGCGGGGGATATAAGGGAAGGTTTGATCTTGCAGCTACGCTAGGAAAAGAAGGTAAGGAGATCTTGTACCTGATTGATTTTAAGTTCACGCCCAGGCTATACGATGACGTAAGGATGCAACTGGCAGCCTACTTCTATGGTTGGAAACAAAGGACAAAACATATTCCGGAAAGGGCCGCTGCTTTGCGGCTAGACTTTACTGATGGGCCAGAGGAGTTTGCCGTGATCCTGGAATCCGAGCTTTATCGTGAATACCAGAAATTTCTAAGGCTCGTCGAATTCTGGCATTTAGCTAACGCTTAAAATGGCAAATCTTAGATCAGCAAACATTGTTATTTTTATTGGACATCTCTCTACTGATATCAAGTTCAAGTTGGTTAAATCAAAAAGAAAAGGGAAAGAAAAGGAGGATACGATAGGTATGGCAAGCTTTAATTTGGCTACAAATGAGACTTTCGGACCAGAAGATAAGCGCGTGGAATTTCATCGCATCGTTGTATGGGGCAAGAGAGCAAGTTATTGTGATAAATACCTAAAAAAGGGAAGCTTTCTACATATCATGGGAAAATTAAGACATCGTTCTTTTCAAGCAGCTGGTGGAATAAGGCAATGGATTACTGAGGTCCATGCTGAAGATGTTACGTTTTTAGGTAAGAAAGAAGATCTTCCTGATATTCCCAAAGAGGAAGGGCCCACACCAGAAATCCAGGGAAGAAGTGATCCATTTTAGGGGTAGTGGGAGATGGGCTTTTGCTTTCACCTCTAGTTCACCCTGCTATCCCTTTTATTAACTTACTCTAAAGGAAAACATGAATGGCTGCTGGAGGATATATAAAAATATGGAGAAAAATAAAAAGTCATTCGTATTGGAAGGAGCCTCGGAGGTTTTCAAAATTTGAGGCCTGGATGGATCTTGTTATGACGGCAGCCGGACTCGACTTTGAGGTCCCCTATCGAGACCAGGTTATAAAATTAAAAAGAGGACAAATGATTATAGCTGAAAGAAAGCTCGCCGAGAGGTGGCAATGGAGCCGGGACCGAGTCCACAGGTTCCTGAGTAATTGCGTCCATAATGAAGAAATACGATACCACAGGCAAGACCACAGGTTTTCGATAATAAGTATTGCAAAATATAACACTTACAATCCGCCGGCAGCTCCTCGAGGGCCCACAGACAAGACCACAGACAAGGCCACAGGCAATACCACAGACAAGGCCAATATAAATAAAGATAAAAGAAGTATTAAAAGAAGTATTAAAAGAATTAATAAAGAAACCAGTGAAGATCTCACAGAAGAAATTCTTCAGTTCTTTGAAGAAGAATTTAAAAGATTCTGGGATGAATACGATCCCCGGGGAAAGAAAAACGAGGTGTATGCCAAGAAGCGCTTCCTGGCCCTTTGTAAGACAGGGCAGCTTCCGGAGTTTGAAAAGGGCTATGCTGGTTATTCAGATTACCTTAAAGATCAAAGAATCAATAAGGGCTTTGATCAACGGCCGAAACATTTCTCAACTTTAGTATCAGACTATAAGGAATACATTGGGTTTGTATATAAACCACCTATGTAAACGGAGGTAAAAATGGGATGCGTTCATGCCTATGAAATACTTAAAAGAAAGGAAGCCATTAGGTTTACTTGTGATGCCTGCGTTGCCAAAAAAATTATGTGGGCAAAAATAGCGGCGATCAAAGAAGCTATAAAAATATTAAAAGATAAGAGAGATTCAATTTCAATTAAGAAATAAAGGATAAGAAACAATAGGCGGTAGCGATGAAAAAGAAGATGCCCCCACCTTGGTTCCCATCAACAAACCCCCTAATTGCTGACAATTTATACCGGGCTTCTTGCATTTTTCCCGGTGTCGCTATCGCCTTTTAAGGAGAAAAAATGAAAAAAGAAGAACACGAAAGACGCATGAACTTTGCCCTGCAGCTTGCTGCTACGGCATGGTGTGGGAAGAAAACGAAAAGCAATGTTATGGACGGCGACCTTGCAGAAGAGTTTGCTAAGATCCTTGTGGTTGAAATGTATAAGCCTCGTCTTGGCTGCGCTACTACCAGGGAGATCCTCGAGGAGTTAAGGGTCCGGATAGAAGTGGATGGCAAGCTGGATTACAGGACCATAGATTCAGATTAAATTTTAAAAGGAGATCTAATATGTATTATGTTTTATTTACTTACATCAAGAAGCACGGTAAGGGATGGCTTCCCTTCTCGATGGAGTCTAAAGTCATTGAGTTTCTACATGAGAGTTATGAGGATATCAAAGTCGTTAAGATCATCGAAGTAAAAGCAGAGCACCGCTTAGGCCTGATCGTAACTGAGGATTATGTTAAATCAACCTTGGAGCCGGAAAAAATTATCCGTGATGATCCTCCCGTTCCATTCCCAGAAGAAGAAACCGAGAGCCTAGTCGAATTAGAAAAAAAGCCAGAAGAAATTATGAAGGAAAACAAGAAAACGCTCGAAGAACTAGAGGACGGAGAGCCCAGCGCCATGTCTAAAATAGGGGATGACATAGAAGAAGAAATGGAAGAAGAGTTGACACCCGAACAAAAAACTAAGAAAGCCATGGAGGATGCTAACGGGCTAATAGAGAGAGAGAAGAAAAGAGAGGAACAAAGGAAGAAAGGCTGGAAGCTATGCACTAAATGTAACAGTAATAGAGTAGCCCCCTGGAACGAGAGCAAGATCTGTTCGGCCTGCCAAAACGAAAGGAAGACCACCAGGCCCTACGCAAGAAAGACGGAATTTTCTGGGCTTTAATGCAGGAGCGGACTAAGCGGATCAGGCTGGCAAAGAAGCGACACCGGCATGAGCTCACAAAGAAACGGATGCGCAAGGGAAGGCTGGCGGAGTCCCGGGAAGAGCTAAGGAAGCAACGCTTTTGGCGTAAAGAAGGACGACCAAAACAAGGGAAGTGAAGATGGTAAGAAATAGAACTGTTTATTGTAAGGTTTGTAGTAAGAAGCTGGCTTGGTGGGATATGTTTTCAAATCTTCAGTATGAGGACGAATGGGAGTGTTTGGGAGAATTCAGGCAGAAACAAGTTGATGCTTGGATAAGTAAAGACAGGAAGACGATTACATATAGCAGGAAAAAGCCTCGGGGAGCAAAACCGCTTAAATCCCAGATGATGCCCTGTTCCCTTTATCATGATACAAAATATTGTAGTTCTTGCGTAAGGAAAATTGGGTTTAAATGCGTAAGGCCGAGATGTAAGGGACCGATCCGGATGGTGCGCAGGAAAAATGGCACTTCGACTAAATATGCTCATGGGGGTTGGTAGTGTCGCATAAGGAAGATGTCAACTAACGGAGGTGAAGAATGTTACAGATAGTAGCCAAAATTAGTAAATTAGGCTCTATATCAAAAGACAGGAAACAAACAATAGAGCTTACTAATGTTGCCGTTATGAGTGGGGATTTTTGCGAAGGAGAAGAAAGAAGAATAGTATTTCTCAACGCAAAAGAATCAGAACAATTCAATAAATTTAGTGTCGCACAAGGGAAATATATCAACTAGGAGGAGGTAAAGAATATGACTAAACTACCAAAATGTACCCTATGTGGTAAAGAAGAGGGTCTTTATGCCTTAACGGTTTCTCACGACGGAGATGACTTGTTTTTTGTGGCGTGTTGTAAGAAATGTAGGGAGGGAGACAGGGAACAAACGATTGATTATTTTTTTCCGAAGGGAGAGAAAATAACGGACAAAAAGCGAGTACAATTATTGAGGTATATTAGGGATAAGTGTCTTAATGAGGGAAAATTTATAAACCGCAGTAAACTACTAGAAATTAGGAAGCGGATTAAGGAGCATCCGGTAGATATTATCCTTGATACAGAAAGCACACGAAGCCTAGTAAGGGAAATTAGAGATACCTCTTATGATGCTAAATATAGAGAAACAGACCGTAAAAGGAAATTGCATAGGTAAGAATGAGAGTAGAATGGAGATTATGTGATTGCTGTAAAAAACGTAAAGACCATTGTTGGTACATTAGGGGACAGTGGCTCTGTATGATTTGTAGGATTGAGAAATATAGAGATAAAAGCCGTATCGCATAAGGCAATATGACAACCAGGAGGTGATAAAGAATGGCTAAGAAAAAAGAAAAAGATGCTTATACAGCATCCGACCCATATGTTCCTCAGACTTATGGGCATGAAGAAATGTATAAGGCGATGGTTGAGGAGCATGGGGTTGCAGGAGCAAACAAGATAATTAGCCAAATGCAAAGAGAAAAAGAGAAATTGAAGAAAGAGAATTGGCCAGAATACAAGAGTCGATATTGTGGAAGAGTGAGATAACCTAAAAAGGAGATATAAAAATGGAAAAAACATTAGTAAAAAAAGGAAAATTTAAGGTAAGGACAATCAAGGATTTATTCATTAAGCATGGAAATCACACAAGTGCAGAACTCCCCGTTAGTATTAAAATATCCTGTCATGGAAGTAGTAAAACTTTTCAAGAAATCCTTGATGGCAATTCCCTATCGTTAAGCCTTTTGTATTTGAGATTTGCGGTAAGGGAAGTAAGAACATTTGGTAGAGACTTGAATATCCAAAGAATACAGGATGCTACTCTCAACATTATGCTTCTCTCTCTTATTGTTAATGAACAGCTTGAACGACAATGTTATCTAAATGGAAAAATCGAACGGGAACGACAGCGTTGCCTAACTGACCATGATTGTTGAGTCGCATAAGGGAAATTATGTCAACTAAGGAGGCAAAAATGACACAAGAAGAAATGAAAGCCTGGATTGATAAAGCCCCATACCAGGCCCTACTTGAAAAGTGGCGATTTGCCCCAAGCGGAAGCCCCTGGTTCCAAGGAGAA